TTGGTTAACTAGTAAATTTAGTTCATTGTTTATAGTTGTAAAAGGCACATTTTGATCTTGAGAACATTGTTGTATTAAAGTGTCTAATATATTTAATAAACTCAAAACAGATCCTAATAATACTCCAAAAGTAGCAGATGCTAATGTTAAGGCATTAACTACCATACCACTTCTTTTTAATAATGTAGATAAATTACTAACTACTTCTCCTGTTATCTCAATAATACCCGTTGTTAATGGAGGTAAACCTATTGGAGGAATACCTGTAGCAGGATAAGGAATTGCTTTAATAACTGCTATCCCTACTTGGGCTGCTGTAATAATAGTATTAGTTGTAGATAATGTTTTATTTAAAGTATTAACTGTATTATACATTTTATTAATTTGATTAGCTAAATTGTTACGTTTTCTAATCAATTGTAATAAAGCATTTTGGTTAGGACAATTAACATATTGTTTAAGTTGAACTAATAAGGGTGCTAAAGTACTAGGATCTGTTTTAGGATCTAATAATTCTTTATTGTTAAGAATAAATTGTACTGCTTCACTTCCAAAAGGTGTTAATTGTTGTACAACAAAAGGTATTAATTTTGATTGTATTTCTCCTTTTTTATTGTTTATAACATTTGTTATTTTAACTTCAAAAGGTATAGTAGAACCTAATACACCAGTTATTGTTCCTAATTTCTGGGTATTAATGTTTTGATTAATTTTAGAAGTAGCAACATTTGTTATGTCTGGCTCAGTATTAAGAGTTATTCTAGATATCTCATAATTTGAGTTAGTTGGAGGAATTATATTTTGGTTTTCAATACTCATCTATCACACATATTAAAAGAATAAACAGAAGGAGAAATTATTGCTCCTTTACGTTGGTTTAATATAAAAGATTCACTTACTTCATTTAATGATAAAACAGTATTTTCTCTCTTTATAGGATATTTAAATGTATAGTCAATCACATTAGTATCAACATATTCAAATAAATTATTAATTAATTCATCATTTGATTTTCTACTTACTGTATTACGCCATTCATCAGCTCCTTTTTTACCAAATCTACTTGATATCCTATTATAAATAAATTGTACAATTTCTACTTTTACTCTAGGTATATTGTTATCTAAATCTGTTTGTAATGATTTTCTTACATCACTTTTTAAAACAGGTGTTTTTTTAATAGTATCATCATTTATTAAAGATGTACCATAAATTGATAAATAAACTATAAATTCCCATGTTAAGAGGTTACCTGTAGCAGAAATACTTTGAGTATAATAGTCTTGCCATTTATTATTAATCCCAAATCTATCAGGTACTTCAAAAGCATCTAAAGTTATTTTGGTTGCTTTTGGTGGTTTATATAATAGTTTATCTCCTGATATTTTATCTCCGGCATCTATAGTTCTAGTTTTACAATTTGCTTGCACTAAAGAGGCGTTTAAATTAACATATTGGTATTGTTTATATTTTTCTTTAGGTATGGTAGGATCATAATCTGGACCACTAACAATAATTTCTGATTTAACTATTGGGGTATCTAATCCTTCTTCTTTGAAAGAATCTTCTATATATTTTTTTAAAGAATTAAATCTTTTATTGGATAATATTTTAGCTTCTATTCTGCCTTCAGGTCTAAATTCACCTTCAGGTCCTGCCCAATTAGGGTTAGGGGAACCGTCTTCTAAAAATTCTTCTCTATCATAGTTAGGTACTTTAGATTCTGAGGCTTTAATAGTGATACTATAATTGCCTGGATTTGATTTAATAAATTCTTTTAAGTGAAATAATTCAAAATCTAAATTATTTCTATCCTGGTCAGTTAAAGAAGTAATCAAGTATTTACCACTAGTAAAACTGTTATTTAAATTTAATCTTCCACCATAAAGGTCATCTATTTGACTTTCTTGTGATGGAGTGAAAGTACTAGTGGGTTGAGGATTTTTTATTGTTTTTAAAGTTAATCCTGATTTAGAATATGTTAATGTAGTTTTAGTAGGATCTACATTATTAGGTACAATAATAGTATAATAACCATTTTTATTTGTAGTTGTTTTTTTAGTTATATCTCCCCCATTAAGAGTAACTGTAGCTCCTTCTAAATTCTTACCATTTTCATCAACTATTTGCCCTGTGAATCTTTGCATTGTTAGATTGTTTTTACTTGTTTAGAAAGTAAATTTTTACCTTTAACTATGTTATCAATAGATTTACCTAGTTGTCCAGCATCATTAGCTATAGATTGTAATGATACTATAGGAGCTGAGGTAGAATCAGTTGCGGTTTGGAACGCTACATTAAGAGTATTTAAAAATACAGATAATTCACCTAATAAAGTATTTAAGTTTTCACCTAAAACTAAAGATTGAAGTTGAGTTCCTTCTGTCCCTTCAGCTGAGCCTAAATATACTTTAGGAGATACTATAGCTATTTGTTTAGCAGCATCTACATTAACAGAAGTATTACTTGTTAAATGTATAGATTTTGCTGAACCTAAAATTATAGAATCTTTCTTAGCATTAAATACTAAACGACCTGAGTTTAATATTATTTGTTCTTCTGAGTATTTACCTATATTTTCAGGTCTAGTACTTTTAGCATATGATACTTCTATACTAGAGATAGGAGTTAAAGGAATTTGTTGAGTTGAAGTTAGATAAATAGATGATTTATCATTATTTATATTTTCAGTTACTGGTTCCCATGAATCAGTAGTATATGAACCTTGTCCATTTCTAAGAATAAAAATAGGTGAACCATTATCTCCTACAGAAGACCAATTATTAGGAATATTAGCATTACTAACAGTAGAACCTAATCTAATAGAGTTACCAAATCGACCTTCATAAATTATATCACCTTCATAAGGTAATAAAGGATGAATATCAATTACATTGTTTTCATTAAATGTTTGCCCTAAATTAATTTCAGAGCTTTGATCTGTTATTCGTCTTACTGATCCTGCTTCTACTTGTTGATAATCTTTTTGTTGAGAATCAGGTAAAATATTTGAAGAAGGAATAGCATTATGTACTTGGCTATTCCAAACATTTATAGGAGGTAAATAATAAGCTGATACTGATGTGGTGTCAGAAGTAACATCTGAGTCAGTTAAATAAACAATAGGTACTAACTCATTTATTAGTGGGTATTGTTTAATATTAGGAAAAGCAGGATAAGCAGGTATTAAAGGTATTTGCTCTGAAAATAATGGGTTTTTAGTTGACTCAATAAAGATAGTACCTATCCCATTCCATTCACCAAATTCAGCAAAACGAGGGTGAGTATTATCTAAGATAATATCCTTCACCCTACTAGAAATAATACTTACTGTACTATTAGTGGATGTTCTTCTGTCTAATTTAGGAGCAGAATTATTTACCGCTGCTGAAAAGCCATACCTTGATGTAGCCATTATTTATCTTCTTTAAACTTATCTATTTCAGCTAACAGTTGGGCTTTTTCTTCTTCAGAAATACCAAATCCATTTTCTACAGAACCGCCTGTATTCATAATACGTTGTATAATAGTAGCCATCTTAATTAGTTGCTCATCATTTTTAACACTTATCTCTAAGTATTCTTTAATTAAAGGAACAATTAAGGTAGCGTCACCTATTTCTTGTACTAGTGGTTTTAATTCAGCTATAAGAGCAGAGATTTGTTTATCTTTTTTCTTTTGATTGTTATATATCTCTTCTAAAATATCAGAAAATTTTTTACCACCAAATACTACATTGTCTAATCCATTCATAGTATGTTATTTAGTAATAAATATAAATATTAGAAGTTTGTGTACCCGTTTTCTAAATAGAAAAGATAATGTTCTTTAAATATATCATAAAGTCTATCTGCTATTTTAGTGATTTTAGGGGTTTTAACATCAATAATTTCCCTAATGTAAATGTATAGCGCTTTCTTATTGAAAATGTCTATATTGTCTCTTTTACGGAATAATTCTAATATAGCATCTGCTATTTTAGCATCGTTTTCTTTAGGAAATAATTCGTATATGTTTTTAGTACAATACTCTACATACTCATCCATAAACATATATAGTTTATCATTTTGAGTAGGTTCAGTAACATCAGATATACTATAACTAAATTTATCATCAGCTTCAATCTCAGTCACTGGGGCTTTATCAACTCGTTTTTTGTAGTTTTTAGTATTATTAATGATTAAATATCTTTTTACTATAGTACCAAAATATGAATATGCTTTTGCTCCTTTACTAGGATCAAATAAATGTATTTTAGTAAGTAAAAAAGTTATAATCTCATGTTGTAAATCCTCAATATTATCTACTTCAGTATAATAAAATTTAAAAGTGTGAATTATGTTTTCTGTTAATTTAAAGAAAGCATAATGTATTCTATCACTATAAATTTTACTTCTTATAGATGAATCATCAGTATTGTTATAAAGAACTATAGCATCTTCAGTATCCTGAGTGAAGTATTGAGTTCCTTTTTTAGGTGTACTCATAAATCTTTTACTTTAAATTTGTTTAATACTTCTTGGATTTGTTTAACAGACTGAAAGAAAAAACCAACTTCATCATCTGCTTGGAAATGTCCTCGAGCGTCTACTTCTTTAAGTTTTTGATCAGACATTTCAATTATCTCAGATATTTTATTTAAATAAACCATATAACTGGTCAGAATATCTTCTTGACGCTCATTCTTTTTAAGAAGGTTAAAGGTCGTGTATCCTAAGATCACGACCGCTAAACCTAATATAATTATTAAACTTATCATAGTTTGTCAAAAATATTTTTTAAACTATCACTCTTAATATTACTAAGTGCTTTAGTTTTAATTGGAGCTTTTTTCTCATTTACTTTAGTATTGATTGGAGCTTTAATATTCCCTTTTTTAAGTTTAGGGTTCCATTCACGCTCAAATTCAATTCGAGCTGCCATTAAGTCAGCTTGGTGTACAATGTAAATTAGTGAAGTACGAGGTTTAGTTTCTGGGTTAAATGACATTAAATATGATTTATTTGCTTCATCATATAAACCATCATGTAGTTTAATTGCTAACCACTCGTTACGTGACATCATAATACCATGAGTCATTAAGAGGTGAATACCTCTATCTGGTACAGACATATACTCAAGTTTATCATTGAATTTATAATCTTCACCTAATTTATCTTTTCTCCATTGGTCGTCCTGAGGAATATAAGCGTCATTATTTTCATCACCCATTTTTCCTAAGTCATGGTTTAAAGCTGAAAATACTAATTCTTCAAGAGTGTAAGTAGAAGTATCTACTCCCATTTCTTCCCATACATAATGTAATTTAAGTGCTCCTTGAACTACTCGGTTAACGTGTTCAACGTAACCACCTGGAAATGAGTTGTGGTATTCTTTTTTATGAGCTGCAGGCATCATCATAATGCGTTCAGCGTATTTCTCATAGAAAGCTAATAGTTGGTCTTTTCTATCTCCAGTAATATATACTTCAATATTACCTAAAAACTCTTCCCAGTTTTCTAAAATTTGTTCTGCTGTTAGTTTCATATTATTGATTATAAGTCATTGGTTCACTTTCAATATATAAACGAGCTTGATCTACTGCTTCTCGCATTTCATCAAGTACTTTCATATACTCTTCAATTGGTTGCCCCTGTTTGACAAAAAAGTTTAATTTGTTAGTACTTGATTCAATCTTATTTAGTTGTCTAAGTACTCCGTCTCTGTTTTTCATAGTAATAATTTATTAACGTTATAACGTTTTTGTCATAACCCGTATCTATACTATACTATAA